CTGGGGCAGTTGGCTTATTGGCAAGACCAAAAATGTATGCACCATTCTCACCAAGCCATACTGAATCACCAGTGTTTGCGGTAGAGGTATCAATTCCTTCTACAAGACCCTCAGTAACTACATAAACAAATCCATTCTTTTCTACAGACGCTTCAATAAGACCCATAGTTTTAGAAGATGTCGCCTCTGATGCATTCGATGCAACATTTACTGGAATATTGGTTGAGCTATTTCCATTACCGTTTAGCACTGCGTAAACTGGAGTTCCGATTGGTATGGTTGGATTACCAACATACTTAACTAGATGCTTAACAGTGCTTGTATAGTTTTCGATCCACTCAGTATTGTAGTCAGCACCGTCAATCTTTGCTAAGATATCTCCAGCATTACCGCCAGATGGAACTCCAGGACCAGTTGCACCAGTAGGTCCAGGTGCACCAACGCCATCAGGACTTGTAAATCTAGCCACGCTACTTCTCCAGACTTGTCTTTATTACTGCAAGCTTAAGCTCATCGGAGCTTGCTATTGCATATAGAGCGTCTTTTTCTGGAAGTTCCCAAGCAACAGCATTATTAGGGGTTAGGCGATATCCATAGTTGAGAGAGGTGACCCCCTCACCGCCAATATAAATATATCCTTCTGAGTTTACATTTTGAAGGGTAATGTCCATACCAGAGTGCATTCCTAGTGGGGTAAGTCTAGTAGCAGTAGAATTGCTAAGTGTATAAAGATTATGTGTAGTAGCCATTATTTGTTCACCTTATATATTTTAGTGCCAATCTTAATGATTGGTGGAAGTCCTGAGTTGTTTGTAGTAACCTTAATAACTGGCATTATAGACTTCCTCCAGTTACATCACCAATAACAGTAATTGTTCCCAATACTGGTGTCCAAACAGTGTCGTCAATAATGACTTCAAGGTCAAAGGCTAGCTCTGCAACTACAGATCCAGATCCAGTACCCCAGTTTGCAGTAATATCAGATGACGCTACAATATCTACGTATCCATCGCCTTCGATGACTTCTAGCTCATCAAGAAGGTCTCCCCTGGTATCGTATGCAGAAGATGCGAACTCCCAGCTAGAGGTATCAAAAAATGTTACTTCATCGTTATCTAGGAATTCAACACGAAGTTTGGCGGTATCGCCTCTAACTATGTTCCATTTAATGATAATAGGATTTGATCCAAAATGTTCATCAGGGCAGCAGGTCGCAGAAGTAGTCATAGTAATATAATTATACCCCAATATAATAAAAACTAGTACCCAAGGAGGTGGGTATGAGAGACATCCCTGGGTACCAGCTTGTACAATTATAACATATTATCCACAGTTTTTTGTAGTTATCCACAGTTTATGTATATGTAATAAAAACTTAACACAATCGTAACATAAAAAGTACTTGACAAATATTTTTTGTGTATATAATATATATATTAATTAATAGATATTAAGAATATATCTTATAGCTTTATAGTTTTCTTATATTATATATAATAATCGGTTTTCAGTTTTCGCAGATTTTACTTTGACGATCTTGAGATGTAATCCAATAAAACTTCATACATGTGATCTATTTTGTTAGACATTTCTTTTCTCTTGATATCTGCTTCTTGAACTTTAGCTTCTAATCTGTTAACCTGATCTTTTAAACTTGATCCACCATTAGGTTTTAGCTCGTGAACTACATCTTTTAGATAATGACGAATTACCCACCTGACGGCAACACCGATGATTGTTAAAATTGATAGCGATGTTAGGGTTAGGCCAAGCCAGTCTTGAATTGTCATAATGAGATTATTATATCAGTATTTGAGACTTACCAGTTGCCGCCAGCCCAGTTAATTCTCTTCCAAATTACAGTTGAGTTATTAACATAGTCTGCTATACAAATATAAAGATGTGTGTTGTCATGTGCAAACATACCTTTTCTATCTCCTGTAACACCATAGTCATGTGCAGGAACATTTGCAACTCTTACTAATGTTTCTGACCATTTAGCAAGTCTATTATTACCATTTGCAACTGGAGTTCCTACATAAACATATGTGCTTCCAGGATTAAATATAACATCGTTTCCAGCAGTTACTGTAAGATTTGTTCCATCAGATACAACTTTTTCTGTTTTTGCAGATCCAAAAATTATTCCACCTTTAGTAGCATCTTGGTCGCCCTTTACGGAAATATGGTTTGCAGTATTTACATCACCAATCCATGCATCGTCACCAATTTTTACATTTTCGCCAGCACCATTATTGGTTGTATAAAGTTTATCGTAGGTATCTGTTGAAGATCCGCTACCTTGGTTAAATCTTGCCATTATTACTCAAGACCTGTAGTTAGCACTGCTATGCTCGAACCATGTGTATTTGTAATTGCATATAATGAGTCAAAACTAGGCAGTTCAATAGACCAAGCAGCACCTGGTGAAAGGCGGTAGCCATAATTAGAAGACGTAACACCCTCTCCGCCGAGATATACGATTGCAGATGCGTCGACGTTTTGAATTGTAATGTCTAAACCACTGTGAGTTCCGTTTGGAGTTATTCTGGTGGATGAAGTGTTGCTAAGTGTGGTGAGTGAGTGTTGGGTCATAGAAAATATTATATCATGATTTACGCTTAAATTCGGCGGGATACGAGTCAAGCCGAAAATAGAGCATTACAAACCTCCCCTTAGACAACATATGGGATACAATCCCAAACATGTCTACAATGGCTTACAAACCTCTATATGGGCTATAATAAGTAACGTGGATAGTGGCATATTGGGAATGTTTTCATATGCTCAGTTTGTTGTTGGTTTGTTTGTTTTAGTTTATATAAGTTGGAGATAATATGGCAGAGGATGTAAGACCTTGGGATTTAATTAATGGTTCGCCAAGAACGCCAGATGAATTGGCTGCATACCGTCTCGAAATCTGTAAAGGCTGTGACTGGTTTAGACCAAAGACTCAGACTTGTAAGAAGTGTGGATGTTTTATGAAACTTAAGACTACCCTTGAGAAAGCAAAGTGCCCAATTGGTAAGTGGTGAAAAACCTCAAACCCACAAGTTCATGAATAAAGAATGGTTATCAAACCAATATATCCAGCAAAACCGATCTGTTATGGATATAGCCAGAGAGTGTAATGCTCATCCTGATTTAATAAGGTTTTATATGGATAGGTTTGAGATTTACCGTCCCCTGCCAAAATGCAAACATGGGATGTTGGTTTGTCAGAATTGCCAAACCTCAGATTAGAAATATAAAGGCTGCCATGCCTATAATGAATATAGACCAGAGAAACCTTTGTTTAAGTTCAGACATTAGATTGACCACCATTGGCTAGTATTGTAGAAGTATCCTACTTTTTGTCTATACTCCAGATATAGTCTATAGATTTCTTTCCAATTTGGATCATGAGTTTCATACCCGCATTTATTGCATGGACCTGGGTTTGAGTACTCATATACATGGCTGCAATAGGACATAGTTTATTATACCCCAAATCTGAAAAAATTTCTATTTTGAGAAAATCTGAAAATTTTTGTCAGATGTATGATACACGATTTGAAAAAATAAATGCAAAAAAATTATCCACAATGCACAAAGAGAACTCCATAACATAGATAAGATAATAGATAATAGTAATATGATAGAATAGATGTATAAACACTAATAACAAGGTTATTACATGTTTATCTCGCCAAGCGATACCTTGCAAGGTATGATCTTATAAGGTGTTATCTCGCCAAGCGATACCTTGCTAATTCAGTGTATTACATTACTTATGATTGTCTTGCTAAGTGATGTAAGTACCTATTATTCAGCGTTTTACCTTGCTAAGTAACGCCTTGCTTAGGGTTGTCTTGCTAAGTAACACCTTATTGAATGATGCCTTGCTAAGGGTTGTAAGTATCTATTATTCAGCGTGTTACCTTGCTAAGCGATGTCTTATTAAATGATGTCTTGCTAAGGGTTGTCTTGCTAAGATATAGGTAAATAAGGCTTAAAAACTACACCCCTCCACCGATTTATACCAAAAAAATTGCAAAAAAATACCAATCAGTATAACCCAAAAACGCAATATACCAAT